GAACGCCTTTGTGACCCTGTTCGACGCTGAGGTCAAACAAGCCTACCAGGGCAAAGCAATGCTGGTGGGCGCTGTGCGTCAGCGTCGGGGTGTCGAAGGCTCCACCGTTAAGTTCCCCAAGGTCGGCCGTGGCGTGGCTACTGCCCGCGTTACCCAGACCGATGTGACCCCGATGAACGTCGGGTTCAGCACCGTGACCTGCACGATGCAAGACTGGAATGCCGCTGAGTACAGCGACATCTTCAGCCAACAGAAGGTCAACTTCGATGAGCGCAGCGAGCTGGCCCAGGTGGTCGGTGCCGCGATTGGCCGTCGCCAGGATCAGCTGATTCTGGACGCGCTGAACGCTGCTACCAGCACCGGCACGGTGGCGAACTCTATTGGTGGTGCAAACACCAACATGAACATCGCCAAGCTGCGCGAGGCTTCCAAGATCCTCAACGCCAAGAACGTCCCCGCTGAAGGCCGCAACATCATCATCCACGCCAACTCCCTGGCGTCGATGCTGGAGCAGACCTCGGTGACCAGCTCTGACTTCAACACGGTCAAGGCGCTGGTGCAGGGCGAGATCAACCAGTACATGGGCTTCACCTTCCATGTTCTGGGCGACCGTTCTGAGGGTGGCCTGCCCATCGACGGCTCTAGCGACCGCACCCTGTTTGCCTTCCACCGCGACGCCATCGGCTACGCAGAAGGTATCGCTCCTCGCACTGAGATCAACTACATCCCCGAGAAGACCAGCTGGCTTGTCAACGCCCTGTTCTCCGCTGGGTCTGTGGCGATCGACTCCGAGGGTATCGTCAAGATCACCGCCCGCGACACTGCGGCAGCGGCTTAATAGGAGGGCTGAATCATGGCTTTTGATGCAGTCGGCTTCAACACCCACGGGGCCAGCAAGTCTGGCAACTCCCCGTCTGTTCACACCTACTCGACGGCTGACGCCATCGGTGATGTGAACACCTCGGGCTACTTCAACGCGCTGGCTTCCCTGCTGCGCGTTGGCGACATCATCTTCTGCTACACCAGCACTGGTGGCACCGCCGCGATGAGCAGAGGTTCACATGGCAGCAGGCGACACTGGAATCACCATCTGTTCGGATGCCCTACTGATGTTGGGCGCGAAGGCCATTTCGTCCTTCAACGATGGCACCGACGAGTCCAGCGTGTGTGACCGCCTATACCCCGATATCCGAGACTCCACGCTGATGATGTATCCGTGGAGCTTCAGCATGAAGAAGATTGCACTGTCTCGGCTGATCACGGCCCCTGGCAGCGTCTGGAAGTACGCCTACCAACTTCCCGGCGACCGCCTGGGTGGCCCCCGCGCCGTGTATGACTCGGCTGCTGTTGGTGCCACGCCACGCAAGGAGTGGGAGATCCAGGGCGACCAGCTGCTGACTAATCTGGAAACGGTCTACATCGACTACCAGTACAGCACCCCCGAGTACGCAATGCCGCAGTATTTCGTGCAACTGCTTAAGTACCAAGTGGCCTGGCACATTGCCGAGCCGATCACCGAGCAAGCTGAGAAGGCTGGCTTCTGGCGGCGCATGGCGCTGGGTGAGCCTAGCGAGAACGGGCGCGGAGGTCACTTCAGGCAGGCCACGCAGATTGATGGCGCGAACAACACCATCAAGGTGATCGACGACTACACCCTGATCACGGCGAGGTACTGATGTCCCGATTCGTTGACCTGCAGACCAACTTCTCGACGGGCGAGCTTGACCCGTTGATGCGGGCGCGTGTCGATCTTGATCAGTACAACAACGCCCTGGCCAAGGCCACCAACGTCTTGATCCAGCCCCAGGGTGGACTGCGCCGCCGGCCTGGCACCAAGCACATCCTGGAGCTGCCAAACAGCAGCACGCCCAGCGCCGGCAACGGTGTGCGCCTAGTGCCGTTTCAGTTCTCGGTGTCCGACAGCTATATGCTGTGCTTCACGCACCAGCGGATGTACGTCATCAAGAACGGGGCAGTGGTCACGGCCATCAATGGTGGTGCCAACAACTACCTGACCACCAGTATCACCAGCGACATGGTGGACGATATGTGCTGGACGCAGAGCGCGGACACCCTGATCGTGGTGCATCCCGATCTGCAGCCGGTCAAGATCGTGCGTGGCGGTAGCGATGCGACTTGGACGGCAACCACCATCACGTTTGACAGCATCCCCAAGTACGCATTCAACATACAGTTCGACACGAACATTGGCTCGACGCTGACCCCATCTGCGGTGTCTGGCAACATCACGCTGACAGCATCAGCAACCAACCATGACAGCGGTTCAGCGCAGGCTGGCACCAGCACTACCATCACGCTGAAATCAACCGCCAGTGCCACTGACGACATCTACAACGGGATGTACGTCACCATCACGGGCGGCACTGGTGTTGGGCAAATCCGCATCATCAAAGATTACGTCGGCAGCACCAAGGTGGCGACGGTTGATGAGGCTTTCACCACAACCCCAACTAGTGCCAGCAACTATCAGGTGACCACCTGGACAACCGAGTCGGTCAACCAGTACGTTAACGCTACCCCGCAGGGCCGTGCTCGCATCGTTCGCTATGTGTCGGCCACGGTTGTTGAGGCTATTACTGAGTACCCGTTCTTCAGTGCCGCGCTAATAGATGCTGGCCGCTGGGAGCTGGAGCACAACTATGAGGATGTGTGGAGCAGCACCAAGGGGTGGCCGCGGTCGGTCACTTTCCATGAAGGCCGACTGTATTTCGGCGGCAGCAAGTCGCGCCCGTCCACCATCTGGGGCAGCAAGATCGGACTGTTCTTTGAGTTTGTGCCGACCGAGTCCCTAGACGACGATGCGGTCGAGGCCACGCTAGATACCAACGAGCTGAACGTCATCACCGACATCATCAGCTCGCGTGACTTTCAGGTCTTTACCACTGGCGGCGAGTTCTATGTACCGCAGCGCGACAGCGACCCGATCACCCCGCTGACCTTTACATTCAAAAACGTCAGCAGGAACGGCATCAAGCCTGGCACCCGCGTGCTGACCATTGAGTCCGGCTCGGTTTACATACAGCGCCAAGGCAAGTCCCTCAACGAGTTTGTGTTCACGGACACGCAAGCTACCTACGTCACAAACCGCATCTCGCTGTTGTCTGGCCATCTGCTAAAGACGCCTCAACGTGTCGCCTTGCGCCGTGCCGCTAGCACCGACGAGGCCGACCTGTTGATGCTGACCAACGAGTCCGACGGCAGCATGGCCGTCTTCTCGCTGATGCGCTCGCAGCAGATCACGAGCCCCAGCGAGTTCACCACCGATGGCCGATTCATCGACGTTGGCGTGGATGTGACCCAGATCTATTGCGTCACCAAACGCACCTTCAACAGCGTGGATCGCTACTTTGTGGAGCTGTTGAGCGACAGCCTGTATACGGACTGCGCTTTTACGGGCGGGTCTGCAGGTGGCGTCGGTTCGGGCCTGCCGCACATTGGCAAATCCCTGAACGTCATCTGCGATGGCGTGCCCCAAGGCAACGAGACTGTCAGCGGTGGCGGCGCGGTGACCTTTGATCGCGAGTCTGTGACCAGCTACGAGGTCGGCCTGCCGGTCACGGTCTATGTCAAGACCATGCCGGTGGACATCCGGCTGCAGACCGGCAACCGGGTGGGCTTTAAAAAGCGCATCGTCGAGATCAACGCGGTGGTCAAGGACACCCAGCACCTGGTGGTCAATAACCAGCCGGTGGCTTTCCGCTTGTTTGACAACCCGCTACTGGATGCGCCCGAGCCCACCTTTACCGGCATCAAGCGCGTCAATGGTGTGCTTGGCTACAGCCGCGAGCAGGCCATTGAGGTGTCGCAGGTCTTGCCGTTAAAGATGACGCTGCTCGGCCTTGATTACCGTGTGGCTGTTAACGCAGGAACCTGACCATGGCAACCACCCCCACCCTTGGACAAGCGCAGGCGGCCGGCGGCATCCTGGACGCATATGCTGCGTCAGAGATGCAGCGGGCCTCGGCCATCCAGCAACAAACCGGCTATCTGTTGCAAGCACGCGACACTTTGGCAATTGCCGAGGTGCGGGCCGATTTGGACTCTACTTATGCCGCTGTGCAGGCGGGCCGGATGCTGCAGAAGGCAGAAACCGAGTCTCGCAATTGGCAGATCGCCGGCAACACCCTGCTGCGAAACATGAGGCAGACCAACGCGGCCCTGCGTGCCCGTGCCGCTGCCAGCGGTGTGGCGCTGGGCTCCGGCTCCATTGACGCTGTCCAGGCTGAAAACGTGGCCGCCACGATGCGCGATGTGGATGTGACCCAGCTCAATGCCCTGACGGCCAAGGTGCTGGGTTTTGAGGATGCCTCCGGCCTGCTGCAGTCCACCGAGTTGCAGAACACTTTGAACCTGTTCCAGGCCCAGCGCCAGGCCGGCCAGTACGGCCAGGCTGCAGCGGCCACCAGGAGAACCGGCGGGATGCTGGCCAACATGACGCTGGCGCGTGGCGTGACGAATCTAGCCAAAGCTGACCCGTTCTCTGGTGGATCTTCTACTGGGAGGCCGACTCCTAACCCAAACTTTCAAGGATATGGAGGTAGGTTCTGATGGCAACCGGGCGCATTGAATCAGGCCGCGTGGACATCCGCGCACCAGGCTCCTCCCCCATGCAGCGCGTGGGGGTGGGTGAGGTCAACTTCATCGGCCTGCAGTTTGCTGCCGAGAACCCGCCTACGCCGGAGCAAATTGAGGCCGCCAAAAACGGCAGGCTGGACGACTTGGATCTGGGCGGCAACCCGCTCAGTGTGTTCCAGCAGGCTGTCCGCAAGTCCCGCGCTCTGCAGCTATCTCAGCAGTTTGAGATGGAAGGCAATGCCAAGCTGGTTGAGATGCTTGAGAAGGTCAAGCTGGGCCAGGCTGATGGCCAGCAGATTCTTACGCAGATCCAGACCATGACCGACGGCCTTGGTCGCACTTTGTCCCAGATTGACCCCGAGGCAGCGTACAAGTTCCGCGCCACGATGGCGACCACAGGGAACAGCATCTACAAGCAGGCGCTGAACGAGCAGGTTAAGCGGGCGCAAGAACAGTTCAAGGTCAAATTTCTACAGGACTTCCAGAACAAAAAACAGCTGCTGTTCTCGCAGGCCGAGGCAGACCCCGAGAATTTTGAACTTTCTCACGCAAGAGTATTCCGCTCAAATGTCAATAACGCAGCGCTGGTTCTGTCTGACCCTGCGATGCAGGCGCAATACGGCAAGGAAGCAATTGATGCCATTCGTGAAGCCCGCATCAATGTGCTGGAAAAGTTCATGCTGACTGAGGAGAACCTGCGTGATCCTCGGACTGCCCTTGCCAGGTTGCGCGCTGGTGATGTCGGCAACCTGAAGCCCCATGTTGACCACTTAATCAAGAACGACAGAGATGGTTTGCGAAAGGTTGAAGCAACTTTTGTTCAGGCAGCCACATCTCGCAAGAATGAAATTGAGCTTGGGATGGTTGACTCTGTAAATCAGGGCGAGGCGATCTTGCGCCAGATGTATATCAGTTCAGATCCCAAGGTTCACAAGCAACTGTTCACGCAGTTGAGCGCCCTGCCCGTGTCGCCCGAAACCCTCAAGAAGGCGCGGGACTTCATGTTCAGCGACGATGCCACCGGGCCGCAGCGCGACGACCTGGCCGCCTTCTCGCGTCTTACGCAGCGCGTTGCAACAGGTCTGGCTACTGACACAGAGATCTTGGCCGCTCCGCTGACGCGGGCTACCAAGCGCCAGCTGCTGACCCAGCTCAACAACCCCAGCGATGACATCAGCTTCGGCGTGAAGATGATTGGCATGGCTGTTGGCATCCAGTCTGAAAACCTGCCTCCAGAGCTTAAGGACGCCGCTGCCCGCCAGCTAGCTACAGCGACCCGCAATAGTCTTGTGACAGAGTTGTATACGTTCACGCGCACCCCAGACGCACAGGGGCGACTGCCCACCCCCGTGCAGATCAGGGATAAAGGCACCGCACTGGCTCAACAAGCTGGCGCTGGAATGTCCAAGGCCTTTTCAACTGCAGCCAGTGGCAATCAGGCGCAGGCGGTT